CTTTGGTTAAAATTTAAAGTTAAACGTTCAACTGTTAAACGAGCAATCATGACTTCGCCTTATGGTTCAACACGTTACTCTTGTAGTGACTTTGTTGATGAAGATTTAGTTAAAAGAAAAGACCAAGGGGATGAACACCCTTTTGGCAGCTCATCGTTTCAAGCATGTACATTTTTATCGGGTGTTATCTGGGACAGTATGGGTGAAGTTTTATCATCCGCAAGATTAGGTATGTCATTTTTACAAAACTGTGCAAAAGTTTTAGCAAAAAATGGACATGCAATTCGTTGGGTAAATCCAGTTGGCTTTCCAGTCATTCAAGATTATCCAGAGTTTAAATCTATGCGTGTAAAGACTCGAATGTTTGGTGAAATAATAAAACCTAGAATAAACGTTGAGACAGAAAAATATTCTGTTTTAAGGGCCTCTAATGGTTTACCGCCAAACTTCATTCATTCACAAGACTCAGCACATATGATGAAAGTTGTATGCAAGGCTTATGATAAAGGAATATCTCATTTTTGTAATGTCCACGACTCTTTTGGGACACTTGCTGCGGACTCACAAGTTCTTGCAGATACAATTAGAGAAACGTTTGTAGAATTATATGACAACGATTGTCCTCTTGAAGGATTTAAAGTTTCAATAGAACCTACACTTACAGAAGAGCAACGTAAAAAATTACCAACTGTACCTGAAAAAGGTGACTTCAATATAAAGGAAGTTTTACAGTCTGAGTTCTTTTTTGCGTAAACTAACCCAGTAGTGGGTGATTAGTACCCCTATTAGAACCAAAGGAATAATTATGGACTTTGAGTATCTTCCTATGGATGAAATTGTCGAATTACAATCCAAAGGAATAATAACAAGCGACAATAAAATCAATAACAACGAGGAAAACAATGGCGAACAATTATACAAAGATTGTGACACCGGTTGGACTTGCTCAGTATCCTTGGTTAACAACTGCTGATACTAAGTTTGGTGAACCAGGTGACTACAAAACCAATCTAGTCATAAAAAAAGAAAATTGCAAAGATGTTATTAAAAGCATTGATAAAGCAATTGAAGAAAGTCTTACTCTTGCAAAAGAGAAGTCTAAAAGTAAAGAAATAAAACAAGCTAGTTTACCATATCATGATGAACTAGATGAAAAAGGCGAACCTACTGGGAACGTTGTATTTAAATTTAAATGCAAAGCAGTAGTCACTATGAAAACTGGTGAAACGTTTGAAAACAAACCCGCAATATTTGACGCTAACGGCATACCCGCAAAAGACGTTAATGTATGGGGAGGTTCAGAACTTAAAGTAAGTGCTGAATTAATTCCGTATTATACTTCTATGGTGGGTGCGGGAGTCTCAATGAGACTTAGAGCTGCCCAAGTTATTAAACTTGTCGAGGGTGGAAACAATTCAACTGGATATGGCTTCAAGAAAGAAGAAGGCTTTGCAGTTTCAGAAACCCAGGAGTTTGATAATGAGACACAACCAGTGGTGGCCCAAGAAGACGACTTCTAAGTATAGGTCGGGACTTGAAGAACAAATAGCAAAACAATTAACATATTCAAAAATTAAATTTGAGTATGAAACAAAAGTTATAAAATATATCAAACCAGAAAAGTCACATAGGTATACACCTGATTTTGTATTAACAAAAAAAGATGGAAGCCTTATGTACATTGAAGGTAAGGGTAGATTTTTAACGGCTGATAAGCAAAAACATATTTTAGTTAAGAAACTTTATCCAGACTTGGATTTAAGATTTGTCTTTTCTAATTCACAAACTCGCATATCCAAAATATCTAGAACGACATATGCTATGTGGTGTCAGAAACATGAGTTTAAGTATTCTGACAAATACATACCAAAAAGTTGGATAGCCGAGTTAAAATAGTGTATACAAACAACGGGGTAAGTTCATAGCTTACCTTTTCTGTAGGCCCTTAGATTAACGTCTAGGGGCCGTTTGTTTTTAAGCCAAAAATTTTTAGAGGAATATCAATATGGAAAATAGTGAATTTTCATATCACGCTCCTTGTTTCGAATGTGGCAGTAAAGACAACGTTGCCGTTTATTCAGACTCACACGGCCATTGCTTTGGTTGTGGTCATTATTATTCAACATACGAAAAACAAGAGGTGGCTATGGAAACAACAAATAAAGAATTAGTTCAAGGCGAATGCAAACCTTTAATTAAAAGAAAAATAAATAAAGAAACTGTTACTAAGTTTAATTATCAAACTGGTAAACACAATGGTAAGAACGTACAAATTGCAAACTACTACGACAAGAATAATAAATTAGTTGCACAAAAATTACGTTACCCAGACAAATCCTTTCAATGGATTGGTGATAGTAAGAACGCTGTATTGTTTGGACAAAACTTATGGCGTAACGGTGGAAAACAAATCTGTATTTTAGAAGGTGAGATTGACTCAATGAGTTTATCTTCTCTTCAAAATAATAAATGGGCTTGTGTTTCTATCAAGACTGGTAGTCAAGGTGCTAAGAAAGATTTACAACAGCAACTCGAATGGTTAGAAAAATTTGAGTCTATTGTATTAATGTTTGACTCGGATTCTGCAGGGCAATCCGCAGCTCAAGAATGTTCTAAAATCTTTACACCTGGAAAATGCAAAATTGCAACTCTTCCATTAAAAGACGCTAACGAAATGTTAGTGCAAGGTAAGACAAAAGAATTAATTGATTGTATGTGGGGTGCTAAAGCCTACAGACCAGACGGTATAATTTCTGGTGAAGAAATATTTGATACATTAGTTAAAGAAGATACAAACCAAACTATTCCATATCCATTTGAATGTTTAAATACAAAAACAAAAGGAATGCGGACTGGTGAATTGGTTGTAATAACTAGTGGTACTGGCCAAGGTAAATCACAATTATGCAGACACATAGGACACCACTTAATTAAACAAGGTGAGAGTGTTGGTTACATTGCATTAGAAGAAAGTGTTAAACGAACTGCACTTGGCATCATGTCAATAGACGTTCAAAAACCATTACACTTAGATAGGAAAATTATAGACGATGACACATTTAAAAATAGTTTTAGTTCAACAGTGGGTAGTGGCTTGTTGTATCTATACGACAGTTTCGGTTCAACCGAGTCTGAAAATTTGTTATCCAAAATTCGTTACCTTGCTAAGGGTCTTGGTGTACGTTGGGTTATTCTTGACCATCTTAGTATTGTCGTTTCTGGATTAGAAACTTATGACGAACGTAAACTAATTGACATCACTATGACTAGACTAAGAAGTTTAGTTGAAGAGACTGGCATTGGTTTAATCTTAGTATCACATTTAAGAAGACCCGAAGGTAACAAAGGTTACGAGGACGGTGTCCAAACATCTTTGAATGCTTTGCGCGGCTCGCAGGCCATAAGCCAATTAGCTGATTGCGTGATTGGATTAGAGCGTGACCAGAATGATGACGAGAATAAAAAATTCACAACAGTACGTGTTCTTAAAAACAGACACGTAGGTGACACGGGCAAGTGTGGAACTTTGTTTTTTAATGAGGACACAGCGTGTCTCTTAGAAACAAAGGAAAGAAATGACTTCTAAACCAATAACAAAAAGAAAACGAACACTAAAACTAAAACAAGTTTGGTCTCTCACTGCTGAAATACAAACAGCAATGAAATGGGCAAAGGCTAATCCAGATTGTGACGTTGTTTTAGGACTACCTTCCGCACAATATAAAGACGTTGCGGAAGCTGTCTTAAATCAAATGTCAGTCTTAGATGAAGCTGCATGTCGAGTCCAAATAGAATTAACAACAGTACATTAATTATGAAATTACCAATAATAAATAAAAAAATATTAAACGCACCATTCGTTTCTTTATATTGGAAAGATATAAACGGAACGGCTGAGTGGTTAAATTTAAAAGAAGCTGTAAATAGCAAAGTTACAATTTGTATTTCAAATGGTTGGCTTATTAGAGCAGACAAAGAATTACATATTCTTGCTGCGGATGTAAATTTTAATTCAGACGGTACTTTAGGTGACGTAGGTAACGTAACAACTATTCCAACAGTAAATGTAATTAAAATAAAGAAGATTAAAATATGAAATATGTTTTCGATTTAGAAAGCAATGGATTATATAATGATGTTAGTACCGTACACTGTATTGTTTTAAAGGATATAGACTCTAATAAAATAATACAAGTTGATGTTAAGGAAGCTTTAAAATTATTATCTGAAGCTGATTTAATAATAGGACATAACATTATTAAATATGACATTCCTGTTTTAAAAAAATTATATGGATTTAAAACTAAAGCAAAAGTTTTTGATACATTAGTTGCTACACGACTAATTTGGTCTGACTTAACAGACTCAGATATGAAGCGTGTACATACAATAAATTATCCTAGAAGTTTAGTAAACCGACATAGCCTTAAAGCATGGGGCATAAGATTAGGAAATTATAAACAACAAATAGACACGGACTGGTCTGTGTTTACACAAGAAATGTTAGAGTATTGCATCCAAGATGTAGAAGTTACTCACACATTATATCAAAAGATTTTGGGTCAAAAAATTTTCAGCGAATCTTTAGAATTAGAACACGCTGTGGCCCAGATTATAAGTAGGCAAGAAATATATGGTGTGTTGTTTGATAAAGAAAAAGCAACAAAGCTATACGCTGAGTTGTCTAGTGAACGTGACACTATCAAACAAGAAATGGAAGAAACTTTTAAGCCTATAACTATTAAAAGAGTTTCTGAAAAGACTGGCAAACCATTAAAAGATAAAGTGGTAGAGTTTAATCCATCTAGTCGTAGACAAATAGCTGACAGATTAAAGACAAAGTATAACTGGAAGCCAGTTGTATTTACCAATGATGGGTTACCAAAAGTTGATGACACAGTTTTAAACTCATTAGACTTTCCCGAAGCTAAATTACTTGCACGTTATTTTCTTTTAGAAAAGCGTATTGGTATGTTGGCTGAAGGTAAACAAGCTTATCTAAAACTAGAAACAAAAGGGAGGCTACATGGAACTGTAAATACTAACAATGCAGTAACAGGTAGGGCCACTCATATGCATCCTAATTTAGGACAAGTACCCGCAGTGAGTGTCCCTTATGGTAAACAGTTTAGAGAATTATTTACTGTACCTAAAAATAAAAGTTTAGTGGGATGTGATGTAAGCGGACTCGAATTACGATTACTTGGCCACTATATAGCAAAGTTTGACAACGGTAGTTACGCTGACGTTGTAGTCAACGGTGACATACATACTGAAAATCAAAAGTTAGCGGGTTTAGACACTCGTGACCAAAGTAAGCGTTTTCTGTATGCATGGCTTTATGGAGCGGGAGTGTCGAAAATAGCAGAAGTGACTGGTAAATCTAACAAGGACGCAGCTCAAGTTAAAAAGCGTTTCTTAAATAGATTACCCGCATTAAGTAAATTAATTAAACAAGTACAATTATCAGCAGAGCGTGGTTATTTATTAGGTCTTGATAAAAGACATATTAAAATTCGTAATGCGTTTAGCGCACTGAACAGTTTGCTTCAAGGAGCAGGGGCCGTAGTGTGTAAACAATGGTTAATTGAATTTGATAAAGCAATCAAAGATTTTAAAGATGTTCAACAAGTACTTTGGGTACACGATGAAATACAAATTGAATGTCCGCAAGATAAAGCAGAAGAGATTGGAAAGTTAGCTGTCGAATGTATCGAACGAACTGGCAAACATTTTAATTTAAGAGTGCCTCTAACAGGCGAATACAAAATCTCAACAAATTGGAGTGGAACACATTAATGCCAAAAGGAAATAATAAGTTCGACCTGGATTTAAAGTACGGTCAAGAACGAGAACAACAAGTAGCTAACTTATTGATTGCAGACAAATCAAAAGTAGAAGTTAAAACTGAAAGAGACTGGTGGGCCAAGACTGGTAACATCGCAATAGAAATAGAAAGTTGGGGTAAGCCTAGCGGACTAGAAGCAACTGAAGCTGACTATTGGGTACACATATTAGCCCACGGTAAACAAGACTTTTGCAAACTTATATTTAAAGTTTCGCAACTTAAAAAAATAGTAAAAAAGTTTTCTAAAAATACAAAAATGGTAGGAGACCACCACGCTTCTAAGTGTGTTCTTATACCATTAGCAAAACTTTTTTTACAAAAATAATAATCAACAAGGATAGGAATGAAGAAAACAATAATAGTAGACGGGGATATTGTGGCTTATAAATCCGCAATACAATCCGAAGTAGACACCCATTGGGGTGATGGTTTCTGGACGCTACATGCGGAAGAGACTCAAGGAAAGTATCTAGTTGCTTCAGAAATAGAAGACCTAAAAGAAAAGCTAGGTGCAGATAAAGTAATAGTAGCGTTGACAGATAAAAACAATTTTAGAAAAGATGTTTTACCAACGTACAAAGACAATAGAAAACAAAAGCGTAAACCTATTTTGTTAAGTCCATTACGTAAGTTTTTAATAGATGAATACCAAGCAATTATTTATCCTAATTTAGAAGCTGATGATGTTATGGGTATACTGGCTACCAAACCATCTAAAGGTGAACGTAAAATAATTTGTTCTATAGATAAAGACCTAAGACAAATTCCAGGTCATTTATATAATGGTGAGTCTCTTACTAAGTACACAAAAAAACATTGTGACTGGTGGCATATGGTTCAGACATTAACTGGTGATGCAGTTGATGGATTTTCTGGAT